TCCAGCAGAGCCAGCACTACCAGCACTTCCTGCAGAACCAGCAGAACCAGCACTTCCAGCAGAGCCAGATGATCCAGATGATCCAGAAGTTCCAGCACTTCCAGAAGTCCCTGCGCTTCCAGCACTTCCAGCACTTCCAGCAGAGCCAGCACTTCCTGCAGTTCCAGCACTTCCAGAAGAACCCGCAGAACCAGCAGAACCAGAAGATGCATATGTTAATCCAGAAGAACCAGAGGAACCAGTAGAACCAGCAGAGCCAGCAGAGCCAGATGATCCTGCACTTCCTGCACTTCCAGAAGAACCAGCACTTCCAGCACTTCCAGCAGAACCTGCACTTCCAGCACTTCCAGCAGAGCCAGCACTTCCTGCACTTCCTGCAGAGCCAGATGATCCAGCACTTCCAGCACTTCCTGCGGAACCCGCACTTCCTGCAGTTCCAGCAGAACCAGAAGAACCAGCAGAACCAGATGTTCCAGCAGAGCCAGAAGTTCCAGCAGAGCCAGATGATCCTGCACTTCCAGCACTTCCTGCACTTCCAGAAGAACCAGCAGAACCAGAAGAACCAGCAGAACCAGATGTTCCAGCAGAGCCAGAAGTTCCAGCAGAGCCAGCACTACCAGCACTTCCTGCAGAACCAGCAGAACCAGCACTTCCAGCAGAGCCAGATGATCCAGATGATCCAGAAGTTCCAGCACTACCAGCACTTCCTGCAGAACCAGCAGAACCAGCACTTCCAGCAGAGCCAGATGATCCAGATGATCCAGAAGTTCCAGCGGTACCAGAATCACCAGTTCTTGCGAATGAAGCAACAATTTCAGTATTGTTTTGAAAATTATTTAATGAAGAATCTAAAAATGTAACATCCACATAATACCATGAGGGATTTGTGGTATCAAATTCATTAATGCTGTATAAGAAATACTTTTCAGGAGCTGATTTATCATAAATTCGAAAATGGCCTTTTGGAACACTAAAAGCAACATCATCAATTGTCTGTAAGAAAGAATCAATTGTCGTGCCATCTTGATCAGTATCACTTATTCTCAATCTATTAGCAGTAGTGGGATATGTAAAAGCACCAGTAGTTAATGTAAATGCCAATTTACCCGTACCTGGATCATTCGTTGATTGATCTGTACTGTAACGATATGCAAATGAAGCACCCCCAAAACCACCATCATGTCCAGATGAACCAGAAGTACCAACAGTCCCAGAACTTCCAGAACTTCCAGCAGAACCAGATGTTCCAGATGATCCAGAAGTTCCAACACTTCCAGAAGAACCCGCAGAACCAGCAGAACCAGAAGATGCATATGTCAATCCAGAAGAACCAGCAGAACCAGATGTTCCAGCAGAACCAGATGTTCCAGATGATCCAGAAGTTCCAGCACTTCCTGCAGAACCAGCAGAACCAGCAGAACCAGCACTTCCAGCAGAGCCAGCACTTCCTGCAGTTCCAGCACTTCCAGAAGAACCAGCAGAACCAGAAGAACCAGAAGATGCATATGTCAATCCAGAAGAACCAGCAGAACCAGAAGTACCAATTGGACCATCAGCTCCAGATGATCCAGAAGTTCCAGCACTTCCAGCAGAACCCGCAGAACCCGCAGTTCCAGAAATTCCAGAAGAACCAGCACTTCCAGCAGAGCCAGCACTTCCTGCAGAACCAGTACTTCCAGAAGAACCTGCAGTTCCAGAAGTTCCCGCAGTTCCAGAAATTCCAGAAGAACCAGATGTTCCAGATGATCCTGCACTTCCAGCACTTCCTGCACTTCCAGAAGAACCAGCAGAACCAGAAGTACCAATTGGACCATCAGCTCCAGATGATCCAGAAGTTCCAGCAGAGCCAGAAGAAGCATATGTCAATCCAGAAGAACCAGCAGAACCAGAAGTTCCAATTGGACCATCAGCACCAGAAGTTCCAGATGTTCCAGCAGAGCCAGCACTTCCCGCAGAACCCGCAGTTCCAGAAATTCCAGAAGAACCAGCACTTCCAGCAGAACCAGAAGATGCATATGTCAAGCCAGAACTTCCGGAACTACCCGCACTTCCGGAAGAAGTATCCCCTCCTCCGCCTCCACCAGATTCTCCCCAACCACTTCCACCGGCCACTCGTTGGGCAGTTAAAGTGGCTTTTTTACTAATCTTTTTAACAACTTCTTTAAAATTATCTAACTCTTTTACGAGTTTAGTTACATCAGCATCATCACCAGATTCTCCCTTTTCTCCCATTGGTCCTATAGGTCCAATATCTCCTAAATCTCCCCTAGGACCCTGAACACCTTGTGGACCAATTCTTCCTGATATTCCTTTAACGCCCACTTCGCCAGCAAGCCCCTTTTCGCCCTTTTCTCCCTTTTCTCCCTTAGGACCTACAGTGCCTTTAATTTCAAGAACTTTAACTGTTTCACCAGTAACAGGATCTAAAATTTCTTTTATATCCTCTACAAGTTCTTCTTTAGTTTTTTTTAATTGTTTTTTAGTATAAGCAAGAGAAGTTGCTAGAACCTTACTTAAATCTAAATCTTTTTGATCGTCTTTCATTTATTATTCCTGCACTCATCTACGGATCAATCTACAAAATTTTCATCATCTTCTAAAACAGAAAAAAGAATATCATTTACTTTATCTTTAATATCATTTTCTTTTTTCGCAAATTCAAATTTTTCTTCAATCTTTTTATCAATATTTTCATTAATTTCTTGTTTATTGTGTGTATCTATTTTTACAGAATTGAACTGCATATTATCTTCTCCCGAAAATCTAGGATCATCAGTTTCTTTTTGAATTTGCTCATCATTAGTTTTAATTTCATCATCGGTCATCATTAAAACATGTTTTCTAATATATTCATGAGACCAATATTTTCCAGCATATTCTTGTAAATCTCTTAAAATATTCAATCTATCTTGCATAAGTTCATTCTGTTTTATTTCTACAAAATGACTATCATTTTCAAATTCATAATATATTTCATTTTTAATATTCTTCCAATCTTCTTTAGACATTATTCCCCTGAGGATCAACTGTCTTTCCATCATTTCATCAAACAGTAAACTAAATCTACTTTGAAGTTTATTAACAAATCGTGTAAATTTAACTTCATCTCTTGAAATTTCAGTAGCACGACCAATCGTATAGTTTGCTTCTGATTCAAGTCTAGAAATAGGAACACCTAGTGATTTATAAAGTTTTTTCTGAAAATATAATACATCTTCAATATCTCCAAGATTATTACCACCGGGCAAAGTTGTAATTTCTGTTCCTCTCCCACCCTCTCTTCTTGGCATCCAATAATCTTCAAGCATTGACATATGTTTTCTATCATCTCTAACCTCACCCGTTTGAGCATCATATACAAGTTTGTTTTTGTATCGTGTCATTAAATCACGCATGTATTGTTCTGCTTTTAACTTGGGTAAATTTCCAACATCAACATAAAAAATTCTTCTCTCTGGGGCTCGTGAAATACGATAAATTACGAGAGAATCCTCGATCATTCTTAATTGATTTAATGGTTTGATTGCTTTGTGTAGGTAGGACAAAACTAATGTACGTGTACTATTCATTAGTCCTGAATGTGTATATATAATCGCATCAGGAGCTATTTTTAAACCACTGGCGGCACTTGTAAAAGCAGTACCCATTGTCTGCCCCTGTGATTGATATATTCCTTTTTGATTATAAACATAATATTCCTCGACAGTAGTTTTTGAGGTACCATCAGATTGTCTATCGGTTTTCTTTTCACGAATTTTCTTTATTTTTCTAGGGTCTAATACTCTTAATTCGTGAATTCCTTTTTCTAGATTATTTTCATCAACAACAACATGATAATAAATTCGACCATCAATATACCATCTTTTAAAAACATCGTGTCCTAAATTTTGTAAATCTAGAAGTTTGCTTATTTGCTTAAATTCTACTCTTATTTTGTCTCTGATACTTTCAGAGATATTTAAGTTGTCTACATTAATTCTTACAAGGGGCTTGTCTTTGGAGGCTACAATGGCTTCATTAATTATATCATCAATGGCATTTTCTACTTCTGCTTGAAGACCCATATCACGATATCTGTTTATTAACTCAGATTCGCTTTTTATGGCTCCTGCCTGATCGACATATGTTCCATAAGCACCACCAGATGCTACGGTTAATGATCCATCTTCATATTCTGGTTCAGCGAAGGTTTGGGCTTTTACGGTTTTCTTTTCGGTTTTTCCGAGCGAAAAACCGAACAATTCAATGGGCATGATATTTCCTGAATGCGAGTGAGTAAAAATAATACAATACTATTAATTTATATTTATTCACTCGCAAAATCAGAAAATTGAGATTTTTATGCAGAGGCACCAATAGAAATAGTATCCGCTGTTCCTTTACCGCCTGTTTGACTGCTCTTTGTTCGACTCCAGTAATCATAAGAGAAAGTTACGGTATATTCTTCAATAGTATCGTTATCTCCCCAATCAAGAGTGATTTCTGAAAGATCAGTTGGAAACATACCATGAAAGCTATATGATGCAGTTACTTTTGAACTACCAGATTTACTAAATTGTTGAACGTTCCCCACTAATGCATAAGCACTAGATGAATCACCCGTTTGTCTTGTATTCGTAACATGATCGTTTATACCGTTCATCCACTTTTCAAATTGCGATCTTATAGCAAAATTTTCATCATTAATAACTGTTATTGTCCATTCTGGAAAAGTTCTATTTCCTGCTAATTTAACTTCTCTACCAAAATAAGGAACCACAACAGTTCCTATTGTGGTACCGGGTATTGAGGTCCCTTTAGCAAACAGGTTTATATCAGTTCCATTAAAAAAACTAGCGGAACCATGTGGAATCTTAACCTCAAATAAATTAGGTCTTTGACCATCATAGACCAGGGCCTGTCTAAAAGTTGTTATATCGAATGCCATCTATTTTCTCCTTAAATTGCGTTGACTACTTCAGAAAATTCAACTCCTGAAGCCACTGCGACAAAGTTTAATCCAATGAAATTAATTGATTTAGTCGGCTTGATAAAAATATCTCCCCTAAACTCATTTCTATTTATCACCACAGGTGTATTATTTGTGCTGTCACATATTACTTTAAAATCCTCTATTCCCCTTTGTGACTGAATATCCCTTAAAAAAGGTTCTATCATAGAAACAAAATTTAATCGTGTAAAATCATCATTAAATTCAAACAATAAATTTTCAGCGGCATTTGCTATAGCTTTTTCTAAAATAATAAACAATCTTCGTACATTAATTCTATCAAAAGAAGATGGCCTCGCTAACATTGTTTTATCACCAAATAAAATTTTACCTTTTCCAGGAAATGATGCTATTGGATTAATACCATTTATATACAGATCGTCTCTTTCCCCTCTATTGGGAACAAATGCTAAAAATTCTGCTCCTTTTATATTTCCTCTGGCAAACCCCGCAGGCGAAACATAAGGATTAACATTATCCGCTTGGGCGCAAATTCCAGCAACATCAGCATTGAATGGAATCCATCTATAAACAGAGTTATACCTGTCAAATATGTATTTGTAATTTCCATCCATAACAGCATAACTTGTGCTTGGTAAAGTATTTCTTCTAGCAACTATATTTGTTATTTCAGAACCTTCTTTATTTACAACATCTGACTCTTCCGGAGAAATAAACACAACACAATCTTTTCTGGTTTCTGCTATTTCATTAATTAAATAGGTAGCTAAAGTATTTGATGCTTCCCCCGAAATCAATAAAGAAATATTTATTTTCGCAGGATCTTTGAAATAACTATAAGCAGTAATTTCATCTGAAGATGAAGAACTATGTCCATCAACACCGCCCGACATACTAGCAGTCATAATTCCGTTTGCACCAGAATCACTAAATGCTCCGGGAAAACTAGCTGAATCATTTCCTGTGACAATAGTAGCACCCCAATCATAAGTAATTTTATTAGATCCGGCATCAAGAGGAGCATCTCCTGTACTATCGTGATCTGTCCATCTTATATAATTAGAAGAATTGTTTATTGCATCTTTATAATAGAGAGTTTGACCGGTAGTTCCTGTGGCACCATTTGCTACAGATACACCTTCATATTTTTCAATGACTTGTTTTTCTGGATTATTTCCGCGAACATCTTTTGATCCTAAAATTTCACCACCTTCATCTACTATTGCAACATGTATTTCATCTCCAACAGATGCCGATCCAGTAATATTATAAGCATACACACTTGTAAGAGGCGCAGATCCAAAATCAGACGCAAATTCCCATTCCCTTTTCCAGGTACCACCATATAAAGCGGCTGTTGTTACCGCCCTATCTAATTTAGTTGCAACGCCCATTGACGTTGAATTTGTAATAGACGATATTCTTCTTTTATTCTCTACTCCATCATCATCTTTAAAGGTAATAATGTCTCCTAAATGCAATTGCCGAGTAAAATTAGTATCTGTTCCTGTAATAGTAGTTGATCCTGCAGAGACAGAAAGATTACCAAGCATATTTACTGCTGGCTCTTCGAAGGCAGATCTTTTTTTTCTTACAAGACTTGCACCTGACATAGCGACATCATCCCCCATACCCGTAGTCTCTAGTCCACCAGTGGCCTGTGAAATTGTTATTGCGGTGTTAGACGTGATTGCCGTTACTATTCCGCTATTAGAACCATGAACAACTACATCACCAATTCTCAATTCTGTATCTGCTAATGTACCAACACCAGTAAGACCTGTTGTAGCATTAGAATTGGACCATGTACCCGTAAGATTCCAGTCGGTGCTACTTGCATGAGAAACAGTGCCATCAGAAGCATTAACTTGTGTACTTGTTCTATCCGCAACACACATAGAAACTTTTATTGAATTACCAAGTGTTCCTGGATATTTTGACGTAAAACTTGTTCCTGAAGTTGTCGTGTCCTTATATGTATTTTGATATTCTTTATCATTGCGAATTAAAATTGCAGAACCACCTGATACTGCATTTTTAGCAGTCGATGTATTAGCCGCTCTAACAACTCTTAACTTATTCGAATAACTCAAAAAACTTGTAGCACTAAAAAACGTTTTATACGTATTAGCATTCGGTTTTCCAAACACACCAACCATTTCATCTTCAGAAGTAATTAATGTAGCAACCTCCAAGGGCCCCCATGTTAAGTTACCTGCTATTGCACCATCTGAAATAGAAGGAATAGGAACTCTAGTAGTTAAATCGATCTCTGCTACGGCTACGCCTGGGCTAACTTGAAATGCCATATTGTTTCTCCCCTAAATTATTAAAAAATTGCTTTCGTTATATTTATATTTTAGCAGATTTTAGAAATGTTTTATTTATTCTAATATAAATAAAACATGGAGAAAGCAAAATCGAGATTTGAAAAAAAAATTATAAAGACAAATGATTGCTGGTTTTGGGTTGCAAGTAAAACAAAACAGGGGTATGGTATGTTTTCGTATGAAGGAAAATCAATTCCTGCTCATAGATTTGCATATATTGCATATAATGGAGTCATTGAACAAAATAAAATAGTACACCAGTCTTGCAATAATACATACTGTGTAAATCCAAACCATTTATATTTAACTACAAAAAGCGAAACAAGGAACAGATTTTATGAACTAAGAATTAATCCTGAAATGGTATTTAAAGAATCTGTGAGATATTTGGATAAATTGAAAAAACTGAGACCCGATTTAAAATCAAGTATAATTGAATTAATAAATCAAATAAAAGATCCTAAAAACATTCATCAAATCAATGTAGATAATCAGTAGAATATTTCGTATCTACTATCCATTTTTCACCGCCCATATCAACAACTTCTGGATCATAAGAATTTCTACCATCATTTATATATCCGAAAGGAATCAATTGAGATTCCGCTTCGTCTAACTGATCTTTAAACATTTTTTCTCGTAAATCTAAATCTGTAACTTCTGTAAAATATTGTTGATTTACAAGCCAACCAAACAGTATTAAAGTCGTCATCAAATCATCATGATATCCTTCGTCAGCTTCGTAACTAGATCCTTTGGCTATATATGTTGTCATTTCAGAAATAGTATCAAGATCCCAAATGATTAATTTGTCTCCTTCTATCAAATCTTTGCAACTAGAACACCCCTTTCTTTTAACTTCTTTTGTGGTTCTAATTCCCAATTGCGAAGTTTTACCAAATCCCCCACCCAAAGTTTGACCAGATCTTCCCATTACACTTGTTTGAAAAATATTAGGATATTCTAACTCGTAATGTAAAATATCTGCTACTTGACCGCCGATGTCATTTATTTCGACCAAAATATATGCATGATTATAATATTTACATACATTATCAATAACAGTTGGCAATAACATTGGAGAAATATTTGGATCTCTATATTTTGCAACTTGCTGATATGGAAACTGAGAAACATCAATTATCGAAAAGGCAGAATAATCTTGTCCTCTGCCTCTTGCAACATCAACTATACAAACATAAGAATGTGTAGGATCTGGTTCGACATAGACATCTAAACTATCTTTCTTTATAATAGGGGGTTTATATGGCAGAGTTTTTAATTTTGAAGGAGAAATTAAAGTATTTTGTGAACCAATAAAATCACACTCGTATTCTTGTGAAAACTGCAATTCACTTGTATTTCTTATCGTTTCTTCTTTCCATGCTTGATCTCTTCCTGGAGTCTGAGACCAATGAACTTCTAACGGAACATAATCACTTCTTCCCTCGTCTGCATCAACCCACATTTTATAGAACATATTTAATCCCTTCGGGGTTGATACAATAAACACTTTAGTTGTATTACCAGAAGAAATTGTAGGATATACAGAATTAAAAAACTCTTCTGCCAACCTTGGTGGATCAATATGAGCAAACTCATCCATGAAGATGATGTTAAAAGATGATCCACGAACTGCGGAGGAAGATGTGGAAGCAGATATAACTTTACTACCGTTTTCTAATTCAATATTTCCCCTGTTCCAAACAACAACTCCTTGTTGCAACCATTTTGGTAAATTTTCATAAGCAGTTTTTAATCGTTGAAGAATCTCTCTTGAAGTAGAGCCCTTATTAGCTAATATAGCAATATTAGATTGAGCATTAAAAAGAGCGTAATGTAATAAGTAAGCAACAATTGTTGTTGATTTTCCAGTTTGTCTAGGCATTTTACAAATAACAAACCGATTATCATGCATTGTCTGAACAAGTTCTTCTTGATAACCATAAAGATCAAAGGGCATCAATCCATGGTCAACATGAATAATTTTCATGTAGTTTTTTGCAAAATATACAGGATCATTAGAGCATTTAAGATACTCTTCTAAAGTATCTTTGTCATATTCTATTGGAATATATGCCGCTTTAAGTAATGGATTTCCTGCATAATTTTGTATACGGTCTATCGCCATTATTGTAACTCGTAATTTACCAAACCCTGTTTTGCTGTGAAATCTGTGGCACCCGACATTGATCCTAAAATTTTCAATGAAGCAGTTTTAGGAGAAACCATTTTAATATCAACAATTCCCCTTCTCCATTTAGTTTTACTTAAATTTGCTTGATAAAAATCTTTACCACCAATTATATCACCAATATATTTTTTTGATAGAGAATCATTATTTAAACTACTTGCCACAGAATAATTAAAAAAAGAAGTAATAGTAAAAGGATAATTGTCTTTTATTGTTTGTATCACTTTGCTTTTTCCATCAAAATGACCTTTCTTTATAAAATAGTCTTCTATTGCCTCTATTACAACATCAAGTTCTTTATTTTCTTTCGATGAAAGAGAACGACCCATTGCAACCTTTCGAATACTTTCATAAATAGAATGATTTGTGTTTTTTACATTTGTTTTTTTTATATTTAATACTGCTCTTAATCCAACTTCAAATGTTATATTCTTTGCAAATTTAAATCTGTTTGCTCCCACAAGGTCTGATGTATATCCCATATTAAACGCAATTTGACACATTTTTTTAAAAAAACAATTTTTATAATCAGAATAATATTTTATTCCGTAAGGAAGCACATTTGACATAAACGAAGCGGCGGCTCCTTTATCATATTTGCTTGATACACTAACAGTAGTTGAGTCAAAAATCAAACTACTATCAACAAGTTTAAAAGCAGGATCAGTTGGAACACTAAATGATTTTAAATTTATACCAAACATATTAGAGGGAGTACAAGTGTTTGATAATTGATTTTTGAATGCTAATAGTCCTATTAAAATTTCACCAAAATATACACCAAGCTCATCAATATGTCTGTCATCAATACCCGCCAAATCAATTCTAGACAAATCTTTTTTATCTAAATAAGATTTTATTTTTTCTACCGCATAATCATTGTTATGTATTTTATTGTCTAGTCCCCAAATAATACTTTTTTTTAATTCATCAAAAGTTTTAAATATTTTTACAGGAACATTTTTTGCAGAAAGCACTGTTATTTTTTCATCTTTACCCTTTTCTGTAAAATCTTCTGCTAATATTTGTAATTTTGGGGGCCGTTCAGTGTCAAGATTATCTGTAGGTTTTCTTATTTTTGAAATTAATACATATCCCTTTTTTCTTTGATATTCGATATTAGCATACTTTTTTTTTTGAAATTCTTTATATTTGTTTGAAGCTAATTTTATCTCAGTTCTTGGTTGAATATTAATATTCATGCCTTCTAGTTCGTTATTTTTTTCTTCAAACATTTCGGCAAATTGTCCATTTTCTATTCTTAGGGTCAATTTATTCCAATCGGGATTTTTTGTAACATATCGTGTAAAAACCACGTCTCCCGGATTTCTTCTATCTATTTGACCTAAGTGAGCCATTGTTATTCTTTTTTATCTTTTTTATATTGAACAATTTTTTTTGCACGTTTTAAATCATCTTTAGAAAGGTTACCATATGGTCTCTCTAAAGAATCTGGTTGTTTATCTATTTTTCCACCCTTTTGTTTAAACTTATGTAAGGCTAATGCTTTTTTTAATGCATCTTTATTATCTTCATCAACTTCTACTTCTTCTATTTCTTTTAAATATTGTTTAAATTTTTTCATTTTTCTTTATCCTTTAACATTTGTTGAAGTTCTGCAGTACTACCAATAAATAATGCATTTGTTACTTTATTAGGTGCCACATTGACTTCTTTTGTAATGTCTTTTACTTGTTTATGT